TACTGCTTGGGACTTGGGCTTCAATGATTCGACAAGTATTATTTGGTTTCAAGTAGTTTTTGGTGAGATTAGAATCCTCGATCATCACTCTTCTAACGGTCAGGCTATTCCATTTTATACAGGTTTGATAAAACAAAAAGAAGAAGAATTTGGGTACAAATACGGCACACATTGGCTACCCCATGACGCTCGTGCAAAAACACTAGCAAGTAACGGAAGAAGCATAATCGAGCAAATTTCTGCAAAAATTGACATAAAACATCTAAAAATCGTGCCAAACTTGTCATTACAAGATGGAATCCAAGCAACAAGACTTGCATTAACTCGCAGTTGGTTCGATAATAAGACAGAAGAACTCATCGAATGTTTGCGTCAATATCAAAGGGAATGGGATGATGATAAAAAAGTATTTAGGGATCGCCCAAAACACGATTGGACTAGCCATTCAGCAGACGCAATGCGCTATCTCAGTATCGTTTGGCAAGATGAAGATACTCCTATCCTCAAAGATAATCGCATTAAAGGACTTCATGTCGGGGAAACAGACGTAACACTTAATGAAATGTGGAAAGAAACACCAAAAATAACGCACCGTAGGATATAAATATGGAACATACATACCAAGATTGGTACAACTGTATTGCCCAGTACGAAAGAACTTATAAGACTTGGGAAGATCGTAGCGATAGAATCGTCAAGCGGTATCGTGATGATCAACGCTCAAGAAACAATCCCAACGCTAAGTTCAATATCTTATGGTCAAACGTACAAACCATTACTCCTGCCATCTTTGCTAGGCTTCCTAGACCCGATGTAAGCCGTAGATTTAGAGATAATGACCCAGTTGGTAGGGTAGCCTCAATGATGCTTGAACGTGCCTTAGAGTACGAAATTGAGCATTATGGTGACTACAATTCAGCCATGAAATCAGCAGTTCTTGATCGATTACTCGGTGGTCGTGGTACATCTTGGGTGCGTTATGAACCTCATATTACTGGCGGTAAACTTGATGATGAACCTGATGATGGATGGGAAATTACAGAAGATATTGATGATGCTGAAACCGAAGGTGGTATGCATCGTGAAGATCAAGAACGCATTGAGTACGAATGCGCTCCAGTTGATTATGTTGCATGGAGGGATTTCGGTCATACCATCGCTAGGACTTGGGAAGAAGTAACTGCTTGTTGGCGCAAAGTTTATCTTGGTAGACCTGCCCTTGTTGAACGCTTTGGTGAAGAATTAGGCGGTAAGATTCCTTTAGATACTAAGCCTGAAACATCAAAGTCTTACAATGAAAAGATGGGTGAGGGCGCACATGAAGCCTGTATCTATGAGATTTGGGATAAGACAACTGGTGAGGTGATTTGGCTATCTAAGTCGATGGGTAAAATCCTCGATACGAAGCCCGATCCATTGAAGTTAGAAAACTTTTGGCCTTGTCCTAAACCTTTATACGCAACAATCACAACAGATTCATTGATTCCTGTACCTGATTTTGCCTTATATCAAGACCAAGCTAGACAGTTAGATACGCTTGCTGACCGTATAGATGGCTTTATACAGGCTCTTAAAGTGCGTGGAGTCTATGACGCATCTGAACCTAGCTTACAGCGTCTATTTACTGAAGGTGAGAACAATACATTGCTCCCGATTAAGAATTGGGGTGCATTTGCTGAAAAACAGGGTATGGCAGGAGCAATTAATCTTGTCGATATAACTCCAATTGCCTCAGCATTACAGTCATCTTATACTGCGATGGATCAGGTTAAGAACCAAATCTACGAGATTATGGGGATTGCTGATATTCAGAGGGGTCAAACAGACCCTAATGAAACACTTGGCGCACAAATTATCAAGTCTAACAACGCTTCAGGTCGATTAAAGACGATGCAACACGATGTTGTTAACTTTGCGACTACCTTGTTATCAATAAAAGCTCAAATTATCTGTAATCACTTTACCGAAGATACTATCTTAAAGATTTCAGGTGCAAATCAGCTATCTGATACCGATAAACAGTATATTCCTCAAGCATTAGCCCTGTTAAAAGATGAACCAGCTAAGAACTTCCGTATTGAAGTAACTTCTGACTCCATGATTTATCAGGATGAACAGGCTGAGAAACAGAATCGCATGGAATTCTTGTCGGCTATTGGTCAATTTATGCAACAAGTTATTCCTGCTGCTCAAGCCGTACCTGAGATGACACCGATGTTGATGGAGATGGTCAAGTTTGCTGTAACAGCCTACAAAGCTGGTAAGGGTCTTGAAGGAATTATTGACGAAACTGCCGATAAGTTTAGGGAACAAGCTAAACAGACTGAGGGTCAACCTAAACCACCGTCTATTGAACAACAGAAACTTCAAGCTCAGATGCAACTTGAACAGGCTAAGATGCAAGCTAATGCACAACAAGCACAACAAGTTGCACAGTTTGAACAACAAAAAATTCAGATGCAAATGGAGTTGGAGAAAGCTAAACAGACATATCAAGCACAGGAAAATCAGCTTAAATTCCAGTTGGAAGATCAACGTAACCGTCAACAAGCCGAGATGGACTTGAAGGTTGCCCAGATGAAGATGATGACTGAACGCAATACTCAGGTCTTACTTGCACACATCAATAACGGTGCTAAGATTGAAACTGCTCGTATATCTGCCGGTGTTGATGATGGATTACAAGCATATATGACTGAAGAAGATATGGCTCAAGCGATGGAACATCCATTAGCACCAATTGCTAACGCTATTGATAAAGGTAATCAACAAATGACACAGGCACTAGGTCAAATTATGCAAACAATGAGTGAAAATCAAAATAGACCTAAACAAGTAATAAGAGGCGCAGACGGTAAAATTATCGGAGTCCAGTAATGGCTATAACCGTAAAGCATAAATTTGTTAGTGCTATTCCTGACGCTGGGGATACGACAATTGTTCAACCGTCTAATTGGAATGATGATCATCAATTAAGCGGTACTGTTCCTCCTACTAATGGCGGAACTGGTGCTTCAACTCTGACTGGTTATGTAAAAGGCAATGGCACGTCAACAATGACGGCAAATGCAACCATTCCAAATACGGATATAACAGGTTTAGGAACGGCATCAACTAAAGACGCAGGTGTAGCAAATGGTGTAGCAACGTTAGACAATAGTGGAACTGTACCTATTAGCCAGTTACCTGCTGCCGTTATTGGTGCTTTAAGTTATCAAGGAACATGGAATGCATCTACTAATACCCCTACTCTTACTTCCTCTGTTGGTACTAAAGGTTATTATTATGTTGTCAATGTCGCTGGTTCTACTAATCTTAACGGCATTACTGATTGGCAAGTCGGTGATTGGGCGGTATATAACGGTTCTGCATGGCAAAAGATAGATAATACAGATGCTGTAACGTCAGTCAACGGTTATACAGGAACGGTTAATTTAACATACACAGATGTAGGTGCTTTTCCTGCTACTAGCACAACAGGTTCAGGAAATGTCGTATTGGCCACAGGTGCGACACAAGCACACCCAACAATTAGTGATTACGAAATATTTACCTCTACAACTCCTCCATCTTATCAAGAAGGTCGTGTATGGTTTGATTCAGTAAATCACACATTAGCTCAATTTAATGATGTTACCAACAATACTGTTCATCTTGGAGAAGAAATACAACTTAAAGTTATAAATAATACAGGTTCGACTATTAATATTGGACAACCTGTTTATATAACTGGAACAAGTAGTGGTCAAACTTATCCGAATGTGGCATTAGCTATTGCCAATACTTTAACAACATCAAATGTTATTGGTCTTGCAAATCAAGCTATTTCTAGTGGAAATGCTGGCTATGTAACAACAATTGGTTTAATTCAAGGTATTAATACTGGTAGTTATACCGTGGGTGATACGCTTTATTTATCTCCTTATTCTGCTGGTTTTTATCAAAACACTATTCCACCAACAGGATATGCAGTTAAATTAGGAACTGTTGCATATGTGAATTCATCTGCAGGTGCAATTTATATTAATAAAAGCAATTTATCAGTTCAAGCTGGCAATATTGTTGGTCAAGTAGCTGTTGCAAATGGTGGAACAGGTGCATCAACTCTTACAGGATATGTTAAAGGTAGCGGAACAAGTGTGATGACAGCATCAAGCACTATTCCTACTACAGATTTATCAGGAACGATTAGCAACGCACAATTAGCCAATTCAGCAATTACTATCAATGGCACAAGCACAAGTCTTGGTGGATCAATTAGTGTAGGTACAGTCACAAGTGTTACAGGCACAAGTCCTGTTGTATCAAGCGGTGGTACAACTCCTGTAATAAGTATGCCTGTTGCAACATCATCTGTTAATGGATATTTAAGCTCTACCGATTGGACTACCTTTAATAACAAAGGATCAGGAACAGTAACTTCAGTAAGTGGAACAACAGGTCGTATAACTTCAACAGGTGGTACAACTCCTGTAATTGATCTTGCTTCAGGTGTTGCAACAGCAGGAACAACTGGTTCATCTACCCTTATTCCAGTAGTCACAATCGACACTTATGGGCGAGTGACTAGCATTACAACTGCATCTAATCCACAGGGAACGGTCACTTCTGTAACTGGTACAGCCCCTGTTGTATCTTCAGGTGGTGCAACTCCAGCAATTAGCATGGCGGCCGCTAATACGACTACCAATGGTTATTTGACATCTACTGACTGGAATACATTTAATGGAAAAGGATCAGGAACGGTTACATCGGTAGCCTTAACTGCACCATCTATATTTACCGTTACAGGTAGCCCAGTAACAAGTTCAGGCACATTAGCATTAACTTACTCAGGAACGGCTCTACCGATTCTTAATGGTGGAACTGGTCAGACAACGGCAAGTGCAGCGTTTAATGCACTAAGCCCAATGACTACTGCTGGTGACATCATTTATGGTGGAACAAGTGGAGCAGGAACAAGACTTGGTATAGGCACAACAGGTCAAATCCTAACCGTAGCAGGTGGTGTACCAACTTGGTCAACAGGTGGTAGCACTAATGCTTACACAAGAACATCATTTACGGCAACGGCAGGACAGACTACATTTACAGTTAGTTATACGGTTGGATATGTTGAAGTTTATGTCAACGGTGTATTACTAAACGGAGCTGACTATACGGCAACCAATGGTACAAGCGTAGTCTTAGCAGTAGGTCGTGCTACAAACGATATTGTTGAAACGATTGCATTTGCTACAGGCACAGTAACTCCAACTAATTTATCTGTAGGAACAAGTTTAGTACAAGGTGGGACAAGTGGTTATGTTTTATATAACAATGCAGGAGTTGTTGGAAACTTAGCGACTACAGGTAGCGGTTCTGTTGTATTAGGAACATCTCCAACTATTGCAACACCTACAATTACATCGTTTTATGGACAAAATAGTAATTTAGTTAAAACACCATATAACGGTACAGGATTAATACCTGCTGAATTAATTTATCGTTTAGAGTCTTCTTACACAGGAAGTGCATCAACATCTGCACAATCATTTTTAGGTGTAGGAGTAACTGTAAGTGGTTCTACCGTATATCAGTTTGAAGGATTATTTGCTGTATCAAAAACAGCAACAGCTTCTTCACATAACTTTCAGTTAGGTTTTGGTGGAACGGCAACAATTAATAATATTTCATACGAATATTATCAACCTGTTTCAGGAATTACTTCTTTTAATGACACTTCAAATGGTGCTGTATATACAGGATTTATACAAACTGCCACAGCTACAACAATAGCTGGCCCAAGTGCAGCAACGGTATATAAAACGGTATTTATGAAAGGCACAGTTTCTATTAATGCAGGTGGGACATTTATTCCACAATACACAACAAGTGTATCTGTTGGGCCATACACCACAGCTATAGGAAGTTACTTTAAACTATCCCCAATGAGTGCATCAGGCTCTAATACAAGCATAGGAACATGGGCATAATGACAATCATTACACAACTTCCGCAGGTATTAGGTAATAACGGACTTACTGTTAATAACAATACAGTCACCGTATCATCGACTATAGCTTCAGGACAAAATGCTATGTCTGTTGGGCCAATCACCATCAATAGCGGTATAACCGTTACGATTTCTAGTGGGCAACGCTGGGTAGTTCTCTAATGTTTGCAACAGCATTCCAAGCAAATGCATTTCAAAATAATGCCTTTCAAATTGTTGTAGGCCCTACTCCTACACCTACTGTTGTTGGTGGCGATAATGCTTGGATATCCAAAGAAGAATTACGCAGAATACAAAAAATTCAACAAAAGATAGCATTACGTCAACATAAATTAGAACAATCTGCAAAAGATGCTAACTCTAATCGTAAAAATGCTATACGCAACTTGGTTGATCCTAAACCTGTTGCTAAAGTTAAGCAAAGTAAAGTACAATTAAAACAAGAGGTTAAAGCTGATATACCGTTAGCTGAAACAGAAGAATTACAACGGTCTATCGCCTACCTTGAACGACAATTGGATAATCTCCAACAGACGATAGCACAAAGACAAGAATTCGCTCGATTACAAGCGCATTTAAGGACATTGGAAGCTAAACGTCTAGCGGAATTAGACGATGAAGAAACCATATTGTTTTTAATGTAGAGGAAATCGAATGGCGATTGTAAAAGTACACAAATGTTGTCCATTGTGCAAAAGTGATTACGTTGAAGTTGATGAAACTCAACTCAGCGACAAAGAAAAATATCTTTTATATTGGAATTATAAACTTGGTACTCCTGAAGCTGAATTAGCTTGGGCAGAAAAACAAGCCATGCAACCTCAAAAAGCACCAGATGTTATATCCGACATTGATGGTCATATATCGATGGCTGATGGTTCTTGGGTGTCTAGTCGATCTAAACATCGTGAGAACCTTAAACGCAATAACTGTATTGAAATTGGTAATGATGTACCTTTAACACAAAAAAAGCATGAATTTAGCACTAAAGAACATGAAGCTCGTAAGCGTCAAATAGCGGAAATTGCATACTCAAAACTTACTTATAGATAGGAAATAACATGGCTGAAGAATTAGAAAGTAGACGGGATATGCTTGAATCCGCTTTGGAACAAGCTGAAGAAGGTACTTTAGAAGCACCTGAAGAAAAAGAAATTGAGGTAAATGACGATCCAATCCAAGCCGAACAAGAATCTAACGAAGAAGAATCAAAAGAACGTGACGAAAAAGGTCGTTTTAAATCTCAAGAAGATAATGTTGAAGAAGAACTGGTTGCTGACACTAATCAACCTGATGAAGAAGTAAAAAAACCGACTACTTGGAAAAAAGAATACCGAGATATTTGGGACAAGATGGAGAAGGGTGAACAGCTCAATCGTGAAGATTTTGTTAAGTTTGCTGATTATGCCAATCAACGTGAAAACGAATATAGACGTGGTGTATCTGCATACAAGGCTGAGGCTGATAATGCTAGACAATTAACTGAGGCTATCGGGCCATTCATACCTGAACTTCAACAACAAGGCATCCATCCTGTAGCATGGATTAATAATCTTGGTCGAGCGCATATGGTACTGTCAAAAGCACCTTATCAAGAAAAAGTGCAAATGTTTCATCGACTTGCACAGGATTATGGCATACAATTGAATCAAGACGGCATACAAATGCCAGAACAGCAATATGTAGATCCGTATCAACAGCAGTTAATGCAACAACTTCAAGCTACCCAGCAACAAGTTCAGCAACTGTCAGCGATTCGGGAACAAGAAGAAAATGCTCGGTTGACCAATGAAATCAATCGGGTTAGTAGTGACAGAGAGCGGTTTCCGCACTTTGATATGGTTCGGGAAGATATGGCTCAACTCCTTGAGCGAGGTTTAGCCCAAGACCTAGAAACGGCTTATGCAAAAGCTGTGCGTATGAACGATGAAGCATATAAGTTGGAAACGGATAGACTCCTGAAAACAACCAGTATGCAAGCATCTAAAGCACAACAAGTAGCACGAGCTAAAGCAACTGCTATTAGTCCACGATCATCTACACCTAGTGGTCAAGTGTCTAAGGGAGATGCAAAGGATAGACGTTCATTGTTAGCCGAACAATTAGGGCAAGCGATGGATGGTCGGGTTTAACTTAACTTAATTTAAAAGGAAATATTATGGCATTCGCAAATAGCGCAATCACCGATATTATCGCTACAACCATTCAAAGTCGTAGCGGAGTATTGGCAGATAACTTAACACAAAACAACGCAATTCTTCAACGCTTAAATAGCAAGGGCAATGTTCGCCCATTCTCAGGCGGTAATGTGATTTTGGAAGAAATCATGTATAACGACCCGAATACGAACAACGCTAATAGTTATTCAGGCTACGAAGTTCTTAACATCACTCCTGATAGCCCAATTAGTGCTGCTCAGTTCTCTATTACTCAGTACGCAGATAGCGTAACAATGAGTGGTCTAGAAATGTTGCAAAACAGCTCTAAGGAACAAATCATTGACCTGTTAGATGGTCGTATGCAAGTTTCTGAAGCTCGCTTGTTAAACCGTATTTCTACTGACATCTATGGTGACGGTACAGGTAACGGTGGTAAAAACATTACTGGTTTGGCTGCTGCTGTATCAACTTCACCAACTAGCGGTACTTACGGTGGTATTAATCGTGCAAACTGGACATTTTGGCAGAATCAAGCGACAACAGGTGCTACTTCTTCCACAACTATCCAAGCTGCAATGACTACTGCTGCTATCAAGTCTGTTCGTGGTACTGATAAGGTAGACTTAATCGTAGCTGGTAACACTTTGTATCAATACTATGTTGCTTCTTTACAAGCTATTCAGCGTATCGCTGGTACTGAAGAAGGCGCAGCAGGTTTTGCATCATTGAAGTTCTACGGTGGTGGTATGTCTGCTGACGTAGTATTAGGAGGCGGTTATGGCGCACAAGAAACTGCAACTTATATGTACTTGCTCAACACAAACTACATCTTCTTGCGCCCACACAAAGAACGTAATTTTGTTCCTATCGGTGGCGAACGTCAGTCTATTAACCAAGATGCTATTGTTAAGTTATATGGCTGGGCTGGTAATCTTACTTGCTCTAACTCATTCTTACAAGGTGTCTTAACAGGCTCTTAATCCATTTTTATAAGGAAAAATTATCATGGCTTATTCAGTAACCCCCTTAGCTGGTCTTGATTTGACCCAAGCTGTAGCAACTAATCCAAACTCTGCTGGTACTAATGTACCTGCTGTTGGACCATTAGGTTTAGAAGTATTTGGTTCAGACGGTAAATTGTATGTATTGGCACAAGCTAATGCTTCAATTCCTGCTTCTACAGCAGTTTGCTCTATTGATCCTGCAACATTTTTAGCAACAGCAACTGGTGGTTCTTACACATCAGTAGCATATGCTTTAGTAAGCGGTCAAGTAGCGTTTTTCAGCAAAGCAAGTGTTTGATTTACAGTAGTTTTGTAGCATAATAAGGGGAAGCTTCGGCTTCCCTTTTCTTTAACCCCCTTAATTCCTTGAGGAGATTTAAAAATGGCATTACCTAGCGATGAAAACAATGCAGATTCAAGATTGCAAGTACGATTTTATAAACGACCTGTTCAACAAGAAGCTGAAACATTAGCTGCTGGCAGACCAATATACAAAGAATTTGATTTTGTGCATATTTGTGTAGCTGGCGATACTTTGACAGAAATTGACACTTATGTGCTACAAAGCCATAAGACTAGATTTCCGATTCAATGGGCAAATTATCAAAATAGGATTGGAAAAGACGATCAAGAAGTTGTTGGAACACCAGTAGCAGAGTGGCCTTTAGTATCTAAAAGTCAGGCTGAAGAACTACGAGCGATGAAATTTTATACCGTAGAATCAATTGCTGGAGCTTCTGATCAACAACTGCAACGTATGGGTATGGCAGCAGGAATGTCACCCTACGCATTTAGGGATAAAGCAAAGTCATTTTTAAATTTAGCCTTAGATTCAGCAGAAACAGACAAAAGAACACAAGAAATTAACGAATTAAAGGAAGAACTTGCCAAAAAAGCTGAAGAAAATGCTAAAATAAAAGCAGAAACAGATGCGAAGATGGCATTAATGCAAGAACAAATGGCCTCTATACTTGCTGCTGTTGGTGAAAAGAAACCCCGAAGAAAAACGGTAGCCACAGAGGAAGCATAATATGTCATACAATCTACTCCAAATGGTTCAACAGGTAACTAGTGAACTTAATCTAGCCGTACCAACGTATGTTATCGGTAATCCAAGTCAGGATGTGCAACAAATCCTAGCTTTGATGAATCGATCTGGTTACGACTTGATTAAGGAGTATGATTGGCAAGCATTAGAACTAGAATATCGGTTCTACACAACAGCGATAACCACGACCTGTAATACTGTAAATGGCACTTATACATTAACTGGCATTCCCGATACTACAGGTCTTGATAACACTTATTCTATTGTTGGAACAAGCATTCCCCAAGATACTTATGTAAAAACAGTAATTGATTCGCATAGCATAACAACAACTCAATTATCTTCAGCAACATCTATTGGTGGATCGGTGACATTTAGTAAGACTAAATACGATTTACCTCCTGATTACGAAACCATTACCGATAATACGCATTGGGACAAAACGAAACATTGGCAAATGTTAGGCCCAGTTGATGCTCAACAATGGCAATGGCTTAAATCGGGTTATATATCTACAGGCCCTCGTGTTCGTTGGAGAATTTTAGGAAGTGAATTTCAGATATGGCCTCCATACAACACACAAGAATATTTAGGATTTGAGTATAGATCAAAAGGTTTTGTTAGAAACGTAGCAGGAGATGTATTAAATAGCTTTAGTGCTGATACTGACACAACGGTGTTAGATAGTACCATCATGGTTTTAGCAACTAAACTTAAATATTTTCAAATTAAATCATTCGATACAACGTCTTTGCAATCAGACTATATGCGTTATTTAAATATTGCCAAGGCGAATGATAAGGGTTCTGCTACATTGTCCTTTGCTCCACAACCAAGCGCAGTACTTATCGGTTGGGCAAATATTCCAGATACTGGCTATGGGTCTTAGTCATGGCACAAGCCCAACGTAGAAATGCAGCAACAACATCGATGGCAGCAGCCATTGGAGGATGGAATAATCGTGATTCTTTGGCAGAAATGCCTCCTCTTGATGCTGTTGAGATGGTTAATTTTTTTCCAACACCGACTGATGTTACTTTACGCAAGGGTTGGATAAAAACTTCTACAGGTATAACAGGTCAAGTTAATACGATTATTAACTATCCAACCAGTTCAGGATTTCAATTATTTGCTTTTGCTAATGGTAATATTTATGATGCAACTGGCTCTACGGCAACTGTAGTATTTAGCGGACTTAGCAACTCTAAGTGGCAGTTTGTCAATATAACAACGGCAGGTGGTAATTTTATTATTGCTTGTAATGGTGTAAACCCTGTTCTTATCTATGATGGCTCATTTTGGGCTTACATGGCTACAACATCAACCGCCCAAACTATATTAAGTATTACTAGGGGCGGTACAGGCAACTTAACTGCTACGGTAACAACGGCTTCAGCTCATGGACTTATTACAGGCAATCGAGTATCTATATCGGGTGCAACACCAACACAATTTAATGGAACGTATGCAATTACGGTAACAGGTACAACAACCTTTACTTATACGATGGCTACTGCACCTAGCGGTAATGCCACAGTAGTAGGAATATATACCGTCAATGGCATTACAGGAGTAAACAGTAACACATTTGTTAACGTCAATTTATTTAAAAATCGATTATATTTTTGTCAAAACAATAGTTTAAGTTTTTGGTATCTTGATGTTGAAGCCATATCAGGAGTCGCTACTGAGTTTGCTTTAGGTGCATTCTTCCGTAATGGTGGGTACTTACAAGCGGCTGGTACATGGACATTAGACGCTGGTTACGGTGTAGATGATTTTATTGTATTTGTCACCTCAATGGGTGAAGTTCTTGTTTATAAAGGATTTGATCCTAGCGATCCTAATAACTGGTCAATGGTTGGTTTATGGCAAATGGGTCAAACTTTTGCTCGTAAATGCTTTTTTAAATGGGGAGGAGATTTACTCTTATTGACACAAGATGGTCTTGTTCCTTTGACTGCTGCGCTTCAATCAAGCAGATTAGACCCAAGAATTAATCTGACCGACAAGATATTTTATGCCGTTTCATTAGCGTGTAGCGTCTATTTTGCTAATTATGGATGGCAAATTAACTATCTTGCTGAAGCTAATATGCTGATATTTAACATCCCTACGAATTACGGTACGGAACAGTACGTTATGAACACGATTAATAAGTCGTGGGCTAGGTTTACAGGAATTAGTGCTAATTGCTTTGTAGTGGCAGGTGATGAAAATATGTATTTTGGTGGTAATGGTTATGTCGGTCAATTCTTTAAGGGATATTCCGATAATGGTGCAAACATTAATGCAACTTGTCAGCAAGCATTTAATTATTTTGGCACTCAAGGTCAATTAAAACGATTTACCTTAGTACGACCTATCTTCCAAACAGATAATGGATTACCAACGGTTTTATGCGGAGTAAGTACCGACTTTGAAACCATACCATTAACCAATCAATTAGCGTTTAACCCAGCAAATAGTAATGTTGGTGTTTGGGATACTGGTAAATGGGATCAAACAAATTGGGGTGGTGGTTTAATTGTTACTAAGTATTGGCAGGGTGTCACAGGACTAGGATTCTCAGGTGCAATTAATCTTAACGTAGCTTCTCAGGGCATCGACTTCCATTGGGCTTCAGTCGATTATGTTATGGAGAATGGAGGGGTTCTTTGAGGAGAGTTACGACTGAAAATCAACAGTATATGGGTGATTGGTTGGTACGAATAATGAACCATCCATTACCTGAAGAAACGGTATGTATAGGACAGGAAATAGATGGAAATTTGGTGGCGGTGGTGGGATTTAATAACTTTATGCCAAATGCTTGTCAGATACATATTGGTGCGGTTAGTGAAGTAAATTGGATTAATAAAGATTTATTGTGGGCAACTTTTGATTACCCCTTTAATAAATTAGGTGTTAAGGTTATACTAGGACAAATCTGTGCTAATAACACAGATGCACTAAGGTTAAACCGACACTTAGGCTTTAAAATTGTGGCTGAAATACCAGATGCTCATATGGATGGGGATTTGGTGATTATGGCGATGAGGAAAGAAGATTGTCGGTACTTAGACATTCAATGTCCTCTTAGAAAGTTAAAAGGAGAATGATATGGGTGGTGGTGGATTTTTAGGATTAGGACCAGCTCCTCAAGCACCTGCTGCGCCTGATTATGTGGGAGCAGCACAAGCTACGGCAACAGGAAATTTAGACGCTGCGAGAGCTGCTGCGGCTGCCAATCGTGTTAATCAAGTCACACCGTATGGTAATTTAGATTACACCCAAAATGGTACAGACCAATATGGCAATCCAACTTGGACTGCCACAACATCATTATCAGATGTCGGTCAAAAACTTTTAGATACTCAAAATCAAACAAGTTTAGGTTTGGGTGGCACAATCAATTCACAACTTGGACAAGTGCAAAACACGATGGGTCAAGGATTTAATCCTAATTTACCATCAGTTGGCATAAACCCAGGACAATCGTATCAAGATGCTTATATGCAACGTCTGAATCCACAGATTCAGCAAGGTCGTGAAGCATTAAATAATCAATTGGCAAATTCTGGAATACCTGTAGGTTCTGAAGCGTATAACAGAGCAATGATGACACAAGGTCAAAAAGAAAATGATTTGTTGGCTGCTGCAACAACACAAGGATTTGGCACAGGTTTATCAGCAAATCAACAGGCTTATAATCAAGCTCTTACTAATTACAATATGCCACTAAACACTTTAAGTTCATTGCGTACAGGCGCACAAGTTCAAAATCCTACATTTCAAAATGTACCTCAACAAGCTACAACTGCTGGCCCTGATATATTGGGCGCAGCACAAATGGGTTACAACGCTCAAATGGGTGGATTTAACGCTGCTAACGCTGCACAATCTAACTTTAATAGTGGATTGATGGGATTAGGTGGCACATTAGGTGCTGCTGCGTTAATATCCGATATTCGCACTAAAGAAAACATTGTGCCTTTAGGATGGTTATTTAAAGGCTTACCTGTTTATGAATACGAATACAAGCCTGAATGGAAAGCTGAAGCTGGACATGGCAAGTTTATTGGTGTAATGGCTCAAGAAGTTGAAAAAATTATGCCTGAAGCGGTTATAACACGACCTGATGGATACAAAATGGTTAACTATGGAGCGTTAAATGGATAATATGCAAAATCCGTACACATCAATGTATATGCCAACTGGCTTTGATCAGAATCAACAAGGTTTATCGCCTGTTTTTCAAAATATGGCGCAACAACAAGCTAATCAAAACGCTGCACTTGCACAACAGAATCAACAAGTACAACAAGCTGGACAGACTACACCTCAAGGTGGTGGTAATGCGTTAGCTTTAGCACAAGCATTAAGAAAAACAGATCCTAATGCAGTTACACCAGTTCAAAATGCACAAGCATGGATGAATTCTAAATTTGGACGTGATCCTTTACAACCTGATATTGGTCAAGCTGCAACAACTGCACAACAATTTTATGGCGATAGTTACAATCCTAATGCTGGATGGAGTTCATAATGGCAGATCAATACGGCAATTTATCACCCGAAGAATACGCACAACAACAACAGATTAACCGTCAGCAAAAAATGGCTGAAATGTTAATGAGTCAAAATCAACAACCACAAGGTCAAATGGTAAGTGGTCGATTTGTTGCGCCTAGCTTTTTTCAAAATTTACAACCTGTTGCTAATATGTTGACAGGTGCTTATCTTGCTAAACAAGGTGATACAAGAGCTGCTGCATTAGCCGAGGCTATTCGTAATAGAAATGCAACAGAAGCTCAAGATATTGTTGGAACATTAAGAGGAACACCAGCACAAGTTGGAAATTTACCGTTACAAGGTTCTACACAAGCTATTGGATCAATTGAAGAACCTGTTGGAGAATATAAAGCACCTGTTGCAGCAATAGCAGGAAATAAAGATTTAGCTTTAATGAAAGCATTAAAATCTACAAGCCCAATTGCTGCAAATATTGCTAATACATTAATTACAGAAATGGTTAAACCACCTGAAGAATTTAATTTAAATGAAGGTCAAAAGCGATTTAGAAAAGGGGCTAATGGAGAATCTATAGAAATTGCTAGTGGCGGTGGTAAAGCTCACGTTGTTGGCAATAGTTTAATTGTTGATGGTAAAGAAGTTTATAAAGGTCAAGATAAACCTGTTCAAATTGACACAGGAACAGAAATACGATTTGTAGACCCACTTACAGGAAAAGTTATTTATAGCACTGCTAAACATCATGTATTTGCCCCTCATGCACCACAAGTAATTGAAACAGCTAATGGCCCAATGTTAGTTAATACATATACAGGTCAAGCTACACCAGTTATGGCAAATGGTCAAGCAATTGCTCCAAAATTAGGTGCTGAACAAACTAAAGATATTGTTGGAGTAAATCAACAAAGAGCAACTATTCAAGGTGCTATTGATGCTGTAAAACAAAATCCAAAAGCATTTAGTTTTGGTCGTGGTTTAGCACAAAACTTGCCAGCAGGAGAAACAATCGCAGGAAGATATGAATCTCCTGAAGCTACTCAAGCTAGAGCTTATGTATTTAATAATGTATCTGCTGTTATAAAAGAACGTGCTGGTACTGCTCAAAGTGCATCAGAAATGCAACGTATTAATTCATTTATGCCAAGTACAAAAGATACAGATAAACAAATTATTGCAAAATTAAACGGATTTAATCAATATTTAAATGATTTAGAAAAAGGCACTAGAATTAATCCTAATGCTCAATTAATACCACAATCTAATAATGATGGTTTTACCATTCGTGAGAAAAAATAATGCCTATTTATGAAATTACAGCTCCTGATGGCAAGACTTATGAAGTTGAAGGATCGGGTACTGAAACTCAAGCATTAGCACATTTTAAATCAAATTGGACTTCATCCAATAACAACATAGCACCTCAAACACCAATAAATCCTTATGAAGCAAATATGCGTGAGGCAATGCAAAATGTGCCTGAAAGTAAACGTATTATGGGCAGTGCATTAGCTGGATTAGGTGGTGAAACCATTAAAAATATAGGTGCTGTTACAGAATTAGCAAGTCCTAAATACGGAAAACCTATTACGCAATTTGGTCAAGCAATGACAAATGTGGCTAATGAGGCTAATCCTGTGATGGGAACAATAGGTCAAATAGGGTCATATTTTTCACCAGTAAGTGCTTTAAATAAAGGTGCTGAATTAATATCAGCATCTAAAACTTTACCAGCTTTAATTACTAAAAATGCTGGTGTAGGTGGTGCATTAGGATTTTTAACAACTCCTGATTCTTTAATTGAGCGTGGTAAATCTGCTCTATTAAATGCTGGAGTAAGTGGTGGTTTAACTGCCGCAGGTTCTAAAATTGCTAGTTTATTGCGTGGCCCTGAACAAACTCCACAAATGGCAAATGCCGTTGAAAAAGCTCGTGATGTTGGTTATGTTATTCCTCCTACTCAAGCACGAGAATCTTTAATAAATCGTATTTTAGAAGGGACATCAGGTAAAGTAACTACTCAACAAAATGCAAGTGCTAAAAATCAACAAATTACACATGATTTAGTTTCTAAAGCATTAGGATTGCCTGAAAAAGAAGTAATTACACCAAATATATTAGAAAACATAAGAACTGGGGCTGGAAGTGCTTATGAAAAATTAAAATTATCAGGTCGTGTAACACCAGATAAAAGTTATCACGAGGCTTTAGATAATGTTGTAAAAGATTTTAGAGCAATAGAAAAAGATTTTCCTCAAGATAAATTACGTCCTGAAGTTGATCTTATAGAGTCTTTAAAAAGTAAATCTTTTGAAGTTAATTCTGCATTGGCAAAAATTAAAACATTAAGAGCTGATGCTAATAAAGCGTATGCTCAAGGTGATTCGTCTTTAGGAAATGTTAATAAAAAAGCGGCTAATGTTATAGAAGATGCTATTGAAAAACATTTAATTGATATTGAAAAACCTGAATTATTACAACAATTCAGAGATGCTCGTCAATTAATAGCTAAAACTTATACTGTAGAAAAAGCACTAAATCCAACTTCAGGAACTATTGATGCTAGAAAATTAGCTTCAGAATTGAAAAAAGGCAAACCCTTAACAAATGAATTAAAAACTGTTGCTGAATTTGCAGGTCAATTTCCAAAAGCTTCACAAACTACTGAAATGATGGGTAGTAGACCACAAATTAATCCTTTAGATGTGGGAGCTGCTGGAATATTATCATCAATAACAAACCCAGCAGCATTAGCAACTCTTGCTTTAAGACCAACAGCAAGATCATTAGCATTATCGCCAATAATTCAAAATAGATTAATTCAACCTGCTGCTAATGAGCCTAATCAAAATTTAGCAAAAATGTTAATGTTGCAACAATCAACACAAGGAACACAACCATGAGTCGCAACGGATCAGGTACTTTTAATTTAACTGCTGGTAATCCTGTTGTTTCAGGGACTACCATTAGTTCTACATGGGCAAATACAACGCTTTCAGACATTGCTAATGGACTTACCCAGTCTATATCTGCTGACGGTCAGACACCGATTACAGGTTCATTGCAGATGAATAGCAACAAGCTAACTGGCTTGGCTGTTGGTACTACTACTGGTGATTCTGTTGAATACAGTCAATTAGCCGCATTGTTAGTTAGCCCAACTATTGTGGGTGATTTAACGGTTACAGGTAACGGCACATTTCAAGGCACAGGTTTTGTATTAGTTTCTAAAGGAACTACTGCTCAACGCCCTGCGGTTGCTGTAGCTGGTCAAATTCGCTATAACACCGACAATAACCAGTTTGAGGGCTATGCTAATGGTGCATGGGGACAGCTTGGTGGTGGTGCAACAGGTGGTGGTGGCGATCAGGTATTTGTTGAGAATGGTCAGACTGTAACTGCTAACTATACACTTTCAACTAATAAAAATGCTGAATCTGTAGGGCCTATTACCATTAATGCAAGCGTTACGGTCACTATTCCTAGCGGTCAAAGATGGGTAGTATTGTAATGAAAACTACTTTAAAATAGAAAAAAGTAAAGGAAATATATGGCATACGGAACAATTAACGTAGATACGCTAACTGCAAGCACAGGAGTATTAGCTACTCAAAATGGAATGACAGGTATTGCAAAGGCTTGGGTAAGTTTTAATGGTACAGGCGGTGTAATTTATGGAAGCGGATTTAATGTAAGTTCGGTTACGGTTTCTGCGACAGGATGTTTTTTAATTAATTTAACAACTGCAATGTCTAATATCAATTATGCTGTGGTTGCTAATGCTTCGCCTAATGGTTCAAATGCGGCTTATGGTGTCAATATTATGAGTAATTCACCTTGGACAGTTTTAACTCCAACAACAACTCAATTTGGAATTATTACTCCTTATTTTAATACAACTCCAACGGCATTTACTTACACATCTGTTGTGGTTTACGGAAATTAAAGGATAAACAATGACCTCAATCATAAATGCGAGTATTAGTTCTAATGGCATCGTATCAACTGCTGATGCGAGTGGAATCCTTAAAGTGCAGTCAAACGGTGTAACTACTAATGCTTTGGCATGGGTAAATTTTAACGGTACAGGTAGTTCAGGTTCGGCAACAATTCGTTCATCATACAATGTTACTTCTGTAACTATTAATGCTACTGGCGATTTTACGGTAAATTTAACCAATGCAACGACTGATATTAATTATGCGCCTGTAATTTCTTGTTCTTCAACTGGTTCAAGTAATTTTGTTTTAGGAACAATTAATACTATTTTATCAAGTTCTGCAAATCAAGCACCAACAACTACGGCATTTAGAGTTAATACAGGTGTTTATGCTGTGGGCGCACAATCTGCAACTTATGTATCTGTTGTTGTATTTGGTAACTAATTTAAAGGAAATAAAAATGAACGTAATTATATTTAGTAATACAAACGGTGGAGTTTCTGTTTGCGTACCTACAGGTGAACTTCCTATTGAGCAAGTTTTAGCAAAAGATTGTCCATCAGGTGCAATCATCGTGGATGACGCTACACTCCCACAAGCAGATAATGATTTTTTTGATGCGTGGGAACTCAGCAACGGCTCTGTAAGCGTTAATTTAGACAAGGCTAAGGCAATGACTAAGACTAGACTTCGTGCTGAACGTGAACCTTTATTAAAAGCACAAGATGTATTATTTCAACGTGCGCAAGAATCAAGTGCTGATACAACTGCGATTGTTGCGGAAAAACAAAGACTGCGTGATATTACTAAATTAGTTGACCCTGTAACTACATTAGAAGGCTTACGAGCCATTAAGGTTTAATATGTCGATTATTGTTGATGGAACTAATGGTGTAACTTTTCCTAATGCTTCTACGCAAATTCAAGGGGCGGGAATAGGCACAGGAGCAACAGCTCAAACTTGGCAAGATTTAACTGCAAGCAGGGCATTATCAACTACTTATACAAATTCTACTGGTTATCCAATAATGGTTGTAATTGCTTTTGCGGCAAGCACGGCTGATGGTCAGTTAACTTTAACTATTAATGGCTCTGTTGTTCTTTATAGTTCAAGCGGTTATACAACTAACGGTCACGGTGGTTTGTCAGCTATTATTCCTAGTGGAAATACTTATAGGGCGGCTGGCACAGTAAATTCAATCCAAAGTTGGTGTGAGTTAAGATAATGATTATCGCTGGTTCAATTAACATCCTTTACGAGTAATGGATATGGAAGCTACCATAGCTGAGAATGATAAGCGGTTATCGGTACACGAGGCTGTGTGTGAGCAACGCTACAACGCTATTTTAGAGTCGTTTGATAATGGATCTAAGCGTATGCAACGGATTGAATATCTGTTATATGCTGTGATTATTTCCGTATTTTTTGGTAAAGATATGATTGCAGATATTGTTAAAACTATTATAGGAAAATAATGGATACCTTAGATATATTGGCAAAGATATGGCCGCTTTTGCTTGCTTTTATTTCTTTGGTTATTGTTCTAGCTAAAATTGATTTAAAAGTATCAGTATTAGAAGATAAAGTTAAAACGTTATTTGACCTTTGGAATAAAAAATAATGTCACTTGATCCCATTTCTGCGGCACTTGATTTAGGTACAACCTTAATCAATAAAATATTTCCTGATCCTGCACAAGCATCTGAAGCTAAACTTAAACTTTTAGAATTGCAACAAAATGGCGAACTTGCCATTATGACGGCTCAGACCGACATTAATAAAACAGAAGCTTCTAATGGATCTGTATTTGTATCTGGATGGCGTCCAGCAATCGGTTGGGTATGTGCATTAGCTTTGGCTTATCAGTATCTATTTAAACCTTTAATGACTTGGGGTGCATCTGTAGCTGGATACAATTTACCCCCAATGGTAGGACTTGATGATAATCTTTGGCAACTGATGATGGGTATGCTTGGCATGGGTGGACTAAGAACTTTTGAAAAGGTTCAAGGAGTTGCATCAAAATGATTCAAAATTGGGATAAATCTTGCGACATGGTATTGGCACATGAAGGTGGCTTTACTAACGATCAACGTGACTCAGGAAACCATTTACCTGACGGTAGACAAGGTTCTACGATGCTCGGATGTACTCAGGCTAATTGGGAAGCGTATATCGGTCATAAGGTTACTCAAGATGATATGAAAAAGCTGACTAAAGATGATGTTAAACCTTTATATAAAAAGAACTACTGGGATGCAGTATCTGGTGATTTACTCCCAAGTGGAGTGGACTACGCCGCGTTCGATTTCGCAATAAATGCTGGGCCAGTAGCATCAAGAAAAATGATTCAACGTGCGCTTGGTGTAGTTGCTGATGGTTCGATTGGGCCTAATACTTTAAAAGCAATTAATGAGGCTGACGCTAAAGAATTAATACAAAAATTTAGTGACGCTAAAACAACATTTTATAAAAGTTTAGGTAATTTCAACGTGTATGGTACTGGCTGGCTCAAACGTGTTGCTGATGTTCAAGCCGTAGCCAATCAAATGTTAGGTTAATTTATATTGTTTCCATTTTTGAATAAAATGGGGATTTTTACTTGGTGGTATCCATCCTAAAGATTCAAACCTTTTTAAAATATCGGTTGATTCAGGTTTAATCCATTGAAAACGTCTAGGATCTAATATTTTTGCTGGGGTCATTTTGGTTCTCCAATAACACGATACAGTTTAAATTTCTTAGATATATGCCATTTGTCTAAAATCAAATAGCCAGCCTTACGAAGCTCTCCAACACGAGTTGATAGTTTCATACCACCACCCTCTTTAAATGCGTCTAGTGGGCTAATCCAACGTCTACGAGCAAGTTTTACAATGATTTGATGTTGAGTTTCCATTATTTCTCCTTTAATTTTCTACATTGTTCAATAACATCGATGGGTACATCTACTGCGGTAGGATACGTTGCCATGCGACAATCGTATTTAATAGGTTTGTGATTGAGTTCGACAAGGAAGATAACAAAGCCACAAATAAATGTGGCAGTTAACAGGGCAATAATATTTACCATCCTGTCACCAATACCCAAACAACTAGCGGAATACCAAAGGCAATTGCTGCCCAAATAAGTGCTTCCATAAATGTTCTCATACTGTTTCTCCTTGAGTTTTGGCAATTAACGTAGCTTTTGGAGATTTAATTACAGTAGCTTTATATTCTGATCCATAAGCATAAGGTAAAGCATTTGCAATCATGTCATTTGCTCTATCTTCTGTAATGTTAAAACCGTCTTCCACCCAATTTTCTGTAACTTCAAACTCAACAATCCATTTAAATGTTCTCATAAAAATCTCCTTATTTAGAAGTCGTTTTAACGGCAAATACAGCCGTTGTTTTGGTGAACTGGGCGATTACATCATCAGCTACATTCAAAGAGGCTAGGAGTGCTTTGTAATCGACTACGGAACGGTTAGACTCAATTACCGTTGATTTAAATAATGCACCCTCAAACACCTTAGAGCCATTTGGGGCAGTAGCTTGGTCTTTTAAAGCATCTTTAATCATATCAGCCTGTTTAGTTAACTCAGCGATCTGTGCTAATAAACCACCAAGAGTATCTACAGTTAATGCGTTGATGTTTGTTATTGCGTTCATTTTCTATCCCTTTATTTAACACTGCTCATGCAGTAAATATAGAATAATTTAGTTTTCTAAAGTATGCAAGGATTATTTTATAGGGACTTACCCTAGTAAACAAAAAAACAACATAAAAAAAGGGATACCGAAGTATCCCAAACTCACTTGAAGTCAGATTAAATTATATTCCATTTTTAATCTGATAGACCCTGAGCAAGTGTTGGAAGCATTCCCAACCTTTTTGCAATGCAACATCTTCAATCTTAATTAATTTTACTTCGTTGGTCATGCCGTTAATAAAGACAATGGCACACTTTGCTGAGGGCATACCTAAGCCCTCACGATAAGCAGCTAATTGCATCTCATGCTCGAAATATACATCAACCTTGTCTAGAGGTGTGTCTTTTGTTTTAAAGTCCACCACAAGGCCATTAGGACACATTAAATCGCATTTACCACCATATCCTAGCGGATGTGCAAAAGACTTCTCTGCAAGCCAATGCTGGCTTCCAAATGCATCTTTTAAAGCGTTTTCAATGTTCTGAAGATACGCTGGTGGTTCTATGTGATAAACACCCTCAAAGTAGGATTGGACAATAGCGTGGATTTTAACTCCTCTTTCAGCCGCATCCCGACCAGTAGCTTTTGAATCCGACATCACTCGTTTTAACCAGTCATCTTCAGGTTCATTTGGCAATCTGGGCAAGGTTAAGGCAGCTAATAAAACTTGTTGCTGAAGCCACGAATTAAGCCCTGCCTTAGCTAACATACCGTTAATAGTGGTAACGCTAGGCAATAACCCAAGTTTGCGAGCATCTCTCAGGGTAGTGTTGCGTTGTTCACCATTAGCACCCATCATCGTGTAAAACGGCTCACCTTTGGGAGTGTACCAATGGCCTCCCTCGGTGAGTTTTTCTTTTACTATCATTTTTTTCTTGCCTCCATCATTGCGTCAGCTTGTTCATAAGCAAGTATTGCTATTGATTCTTCTGATCCTGCGTCATGGTATTCAGAAGCTTGTCGCAATAAAATATCATTAGTAATTATTGCTTCCATTGCTTGACCAGCAAAGTAATCTCTTAAATCCATTCCATGATTATCATCATTAAAATGAGGGTTCGGAAATGCTTTCATGTCAGCTCCTTAAAATGGTACTTCATCATCGGGAATGTCGGCTAACGACTTGGGAAAACCGTCAACTTCTTCAACTTTTTTCTTACTGCCTCGCCATTCTGAGGATTCCATAATCTTTTCACGATAGTATTTAGGCAATGCGTCAAATTTAGTTTGATCATAATCGTGTAACCAAAAATGATTAATTGGATTAATCCCATCAGGCACAGCGTTTTTAAGAGCTGAAGGGATAGGGCTGATACCTGAGATATTAGCGTATTTACCATCCTCTGAGTGACTGATATTGACCATACAGAACTTGTTTAACAGCGTCTTGAGGTCAAAGTTAACCCTGTCGGTAGCAGACATCTTTTTGTTGGCCCAAGACTCTAAGTCCTTACGCAAGGTCGCTTGATCTCCAAGACTGACTGTATAGCGTTTAGATACGATTAATGGCTTACCATCATCGGTCTTGAGTGGTTTACCCTCGTTATCATCACCATGCAATTCAAAGGTCAGCACAACCTTGTGCATAATCTTGGTTTCACCAGACCATTCAACCGACTGGTGACCTAAGTCAATAACACTATACAAACGTGCCATGTGTAACCCAGCAGGAGCTATCTTAAAATCTTTTTGTGTGTCTGAAATAATCATTCTTCCCTCGCATTTTTGCCATAAACGGCAACTGATGGAATATCAAACAAAATACCCTCGGATGTAACTACCGCATCACAATCTACACCCTCAAAAAATGATGGCATCTCAGGTCTATGAGTTATTTTAAATCCAAAGCGACTGTCTTTTGTTTTGCCATTTGCAATCAAAGTCCAACCATCTTTTAGGCTTCTAGTAATTAACATCCGCTTAGGAGTAGATTCCAAGTCAAACAAAACATCTACTTTATCTCCGTCAATAAATCGAGCTTGTTTAATAATATCGTTAGAAATACTAATTCTTAAAGAATAAGTTATTTGATTGGTTTTTTTAACCGTTGATTTATCTGTTCCTATACGAATGTCGCTTCTACTAACTGCTACACCACGTCTATTAGAATGTCCATATTTTTTTGATATTTCTATTGCTGATATAAAAGTCATTTTCTTTCTCCAAATTGAGTTGCTTTATCAAAGCGTGTAAATGCGTCACCCATGTCTTTAAACACATCGGACAGGAATTTTTTGTTGTAATTGATTTTTGGTAATCCACAGCCATAACGAAGCAAATCTATCTGTTCGTTATCTAAGGCTACCCCATCAAGTAAATAGTCAAATATTTCTTCGAGTTGTTGCTCTAATTGATGCTGGTCTTGATACTGTTGCTGATCTTGTTCACTCATTTGAGTTTCTCCTAAAGTTATCACGTCAACATGACGTATAAACAGATTAACTTATCTAAAGTGAAATGTCAACAGTCTTGTAAAATATATTTAAATCTGTTAAGATTGTTGTATATGGACACATTTAAACTCTCTCATTCTCAAATTGTAGACTTGCTTGGTGGCACTAAGAACGTGGCTAAGATGGCTAAGGTTAGTCAAGCTGCCGTAACACATTGGCGAACAACCAACATTCCAGAGGGTCAGATGATCAGGTTAGCTGCCGAACTTGAAAAGAAATCACATGGATTACTTAATCGCAAGGGTTTATTTCCAACAAC